TATTTTTTTTAGGTTTGTTTAAATTCTTTGCAGCACGTGACGCAATTAAACCAGCGTATTTAAAAAGGATAAGCTCAAGTTCAGGAAGTGCCACCTCATTTTTACCCAATATCTTGAAGTCACCTTTGCCACCCCCTAAATTTGCATAAAAACTTTCGTCATCTACCATCTTATTTCCTTAACTTTTCCAATTGTCTACGTTCATTTGCATTCTTATCTTTTAAATATGCCAAAGAATTTAACGCCTGTATTATATTTAATTTCCACACCTCATTCAAAGCTACTCGTTCAAATTTTGCGATAAGTTCGGCATTGTAAACCCATCCCCACCGTTTTTCAAAGGTTTCAGAATCGCTCTCAATTTCTCCTTCGTCACTCGTTTGCTCTTCAAAACCTCCTTGACCGAATAGACCCCTATAACCTTTATTAAGGCGCTTATAAGTTTCAAAAAAAAAACGCTTGTATGATAGCAATTTGCAAAGTTTGACTTCAGCATATCGCTTGAAACCTTGCTATGCTCAACACTACCATAAGGCATTACACTCTCTTTGCCATACCAGTTAGTTTTTACAGGCATTGATAATGAAGCCATAATTAAATGCAAGTTTTCAACCATTGCATTTTCACCAGCTAAGAAAGTTGTGATATCTACATATTGCCCGTACGTCAATTTAAAAGCATCTAAAGACATTACATATTTTGTATCGTTTACTTTCACGTACTTTTGAAGTTTGCCTTCAATCGTACCTTTGTGTAAGAAATCCAAACTAGGTTTTAAATCTTTGAACTTATCCAAAGGCATATTATCAAGTTCGTCCTCTGAAATTTCATTAATTATTGAAATCAATTTAACTTCCTTTTCAAAATCATTCATATTAGCATCGTTTATAATGCCATAAATTAATTGATAATCTTCTATTGTAATTGTATTCCAGTTCTTCATTATTGTTTAAATATAATGTAAATAAAAAAAAGACTTACCGAGTAGGCAAATCTTTAAAGTCATTAGGGTCGTTATCTTTTCTGAACTTTCGCCAGTCTGGTGATACGGTAATTAAACCACCGCTATCGATATAGTCCTTTAGGTATTGTTTAAACGCTTCTGGGTCATTCTTTGCTATTTCCTTTATAGCTATTATTTGACCGCCCGGCATTGAATCGAAAAATTCAAAAGCTTTATCTTTCATAATTCAAATATACAATAATTTTTATATACTTAGTTTATTTTTTATCTTATTTATGTACTTTAAGTATCAATATAAAAATATTTGTAAACCTTTAGACTTACTTTGTGACATAAATAAGTGTTTTACACAAAATATAAGTGCAAATAACTATTTCACACAAATAATAAGTGCTTTTTATATTAAAGCATATTGTCCTAATGTACGACCTTGAATAAAACCGCGCCACGCTAAAGCTAAAGAACAAACAGCATCGTCGTGCATTCCTTGCGGTGCTGAATATTTTACGCCTGTTTTGCTATACACATATTCAAACAACGACAATTCGTCTACGATTGAACCCTCTGGGTATTTAATCAAGCCTTGCTGAATTGCTATGACTAACCCTTCGATTAGTTGCTGTTTTGAAGTGCTTGTAAATTTAAACCCTTCAATCATGTAATCGTCACGTTGCAAGTCTTCGACTATCGGGTCACCTACGCCTGTGGCATCAATTACTTTCGGTACGTTTGATAATTGTTTTATCTTATTCTTAGTAGCATTCCAGTCAGCTTGAAAGCGGTCGTAATGACATACGCAACCATTACCGTCAAGACCGATAATAACAGTGTAATCGTAAGACTTAGCCAAATCAATGCCGTAGCAAACGGGAACGGCACTCGATATTTGCGTAATGTTTTGACGAATAAAGTCCATACCAAATGGATTAGCTGCATTCTCCATTGGATTCGCAAGATATTCCTGCTCAAAGACCGCCGAAGGTAACGAAGCACGAGCATCGTCAATTTCTTGATTATTAATAAATGGATTGTCATACGTTGTATATTTAAAGGATTGAAAGTCTTTGTCACCATTACGCAAATAAAGGCGATAAAAGAAGTCTTTACCTCGCGGGGTTGATATAAATAAGGCACGACCTTGATAGTCGGTAAGCGTTGGTCTTATTGCGTTGTTCCATGCATCTTCTAAGTGTGGTATATAACAAGCTTCGTCTATTATGACATTGTGAAACTTTAAACCTCTAAGATTATCTAAACGCTCACCGGTAAAGAATCTAATCTCGCCACCTGTGACGAACTTAAAAACCAAATCTGATTTATTTGCAGTTGCGACTTCGTTCGGAATTAGCTTTGCTATCTCGTCAAAGAAAACCTTTGCAAGTGAATAGGTCGGAGTTATATAAGCATTAATATTACCTGCAAGTGATTCCGTTATCGTGTACTGTTTACTAATCAAAGATTTGCCCCAACGACGACCACACATTAAAACTCTAAACCTAGCCTTTGATTCTAATACGCTACGTTGCCCCTCGTGTGGCTTAGGAAGCTCTATCGCTATCGTCTGCATCTTTATACGTTACTTCTATTTTAAAGCCACCTGAAGCGTTTAAATCCATTTGTTCTTTAGGCTTACCATATACACGAGTTAATAAAGTTTCGATTGAATACAAAGAACCTTTTTCTATTGACTTTCGTATCGCTCCAGCGATTGTCTTTTCTAAAACCGTTGCTTGTGGATTAATGTAAACCTCTTTAAGTTCTTCGATAGTCATAGACATTAAAACCTGAATAGCATCGTTTACCTCGCTTACCTTGTAGCCTTGTGCGCGTAATTCTGATACGTACTTTCTAGGTCTGCCGTATGGATTACGAACCTCCCCTTTCTTAACCGGTATTAAATTTCCGTTATTTGCCATTTCTTATTTATCTCTTTTTAAATCTTTGTAAAAAAACTCGCATTCATCTTCAATATAAGGAGGGTCTACAAAGTAACTTTGATATTCACATGGTGTCGCTGTGTAACGATAGCATTCATTTTTTAAAGGGCAATCTTCACCCTTGCACATTGATATATCTGGCATCTTAAAAATAATTAAATATTTCTATCAATTTTGTTATTAAATAATAAAGCATTAATCCAATAAATGAAATGTATAAAACAAATTCAATTACCTTTTCCATATAACCTTTCTTGAATTAATAAGTCGTGAATATCTTGTAAGTATTCTTTATGTTGTTTCTTATCGCCAAACTCGATATGACAATCACGACATAAAGATTGTAAATTATCGATATGGTCAACAAGTTTAGTGCCACCCATTCCACGCGCTTCGATATGGTGAATGTCTACCGATTGTTTGCCACACACTTCGCAAGGTATAAAGTCGGTTATATCGTAACCAAAGAATGACAAATAAAGTTTAACGTGCTTTTTCAAATGCTTTTCCGTTTAATTTAATTTTAATATCCGGGTCTAATGCTATCATTCTATTTACTATCACATCGCAATATTTAGGGTCTAATTCCATTAAGTATGATTTCATTTCTTTTTGATGAGCAGTAACCATAGTAACACCACTACCACCAAAAAAATCAGCTATTGATTTTATTTTATCTTTTGTTTTATCAATACACCACTCAACAAGAGAAACTGGTTTTTGAGTTGGGTGTACTCTGTTTGTTTTTTCAGATGCTTGTGTAAATTGTCTTACAACGCTTCTAATATTACTCCAAGCAAGTTCACAATCAGTTTGGTCAGAACCTCCATTGTTTTTATCCCAAACTAACCAACACTCACTATCAGGTAAAGCACTTGAATAATAATTAGCTCCCCACCAAATGTGATGAGATTTAGGATACAATGAATAAATTAAATTAAAACTATCTTTTGCAACATCGGTATTGTCATCACCTAAAATATCAGTTCCATAATTTGCTTTTAAAACACCACTTTTAGAAACTGCATTCATTCCGTAAGGGGGGTCGGTATGTACTAAATCTATTTTATTACCATTAATCAATTTATCTATATCATTTACATCTGTAGCACTACCACAAAGCAACCGATGCTCACCTATCTCATACAAATCACCTAATACAGTAATAGGTATTAAAGGTAGTTCTTCATCAAAATCATCTTCTTCAGCTTCTAAATCTTCAATCGTTTCAAATATTGGTAAATCTAAACCCCATTCTTTTAATTCTTCTTCATCGTATTGATTAGCTATCATATCCCAATCCCATTCACCAAAGCCTACGTTATCCTTAATAATAAACTCGGACTGCTGTGCTTCACTTAAATTACTAGCCTTAATAATATACACCTCTTTAAGTCCTGCTTCCTTACAAGCCTTTAATCTCATGTTACCGCCAAGAGTTACCATATCGTTATTAACTACAATCGGTCTTAACTGTAACATCTCCGGAAATTCATTTATAGACTTAACAAGTTTTTTAAACTTATCGTCTTTAATTAATCTCGGATTGTTTGGATTAGCTTTTACTTCTCCTATTTTTACTTTTTCAATCATAACCTATCAAGCAAATTATCTATTTTGTTTATAACCTTTATCTTCATTGGTATTGAATTACCTAGCAAATCAATGTCATCTAGTTGCGCGAGTATTTCAAGCATAACCATTATCTTATCTAAGTTCTGATTCGTTTCCCTCTCGATTTCGATTTTATTAGACATTATTTCTTTTTTGATTCTTTTATTATAATAGCTTCCCAAGCTTTTTGAGCTTTCTCTTTAGTATCGTAAATACAAGCACCTTGTCCGATACGATATTTTCCGTTTAAACATTGAGTTACTGGCATTACTTTCTTGATTTACGACCTCGCCTTTTTGGCACTTGCTTATTCACATCTTCAGGTTTAAAGTCATTCACAAACGTAGCTTCGACATTGGTAGTACTTTGTATTGATTCTGCAAAGGCTTCGATAGGTTCGATGTAAGTATCGTAATTAACGCTAAGATATATCCTTTGTATCATTTCCGCAACACATGACATACACCACTTATTAACAAAGAATTTATCGTCAACTTCTTGCTTGTAAATTGCTTCAAGTTCTAAGATAGTTACTTGATTTAAGTTCTTGATAAACCCGGCATCGCGTAATGAAACCCAGTGTTCTTTATATTTATCAAGTGTTTTTTTAGTTAGATAGTTCATATAAATTTTTTAAATAATACAGATACAATACTAGCAGCAAAAGCAATCATTAAAGCTACAAGCATTATATAGTTAAAATATAAAGCTGATAACAAAGCAACCCAGAACGATAAGCAATAACCACAATCAAAAGGTTTTAAGCGTAAAGGTGTCTTTATAAAGTCATACCCTTTTAACTTGTTACCGATATTGAATTCATCATATAAAAAACGTGAAAACATTTGTGGTATCATTGAGATTTCGGCGAAGCTAAAGCCTAGACAAGCACTACCGACAATAAGAAATAATTCATTCATAATCTTTTACATTTAATTTAACATTATTTATAGCGTTCTTAACTCCGTTTGCAATAGTACGAATAGGAATGCCAGTCTTTAAACTCACATTCTTATAAGTACCTAATTGTAAATATAACTTTAAGACTTCACATTCAAAGAAGCGTAGTTCTGATATGCTCTTTTCGACTGCTTGAATCCTAGCTTCTATCTTATCATAAGCGTTATCGTCTTGTAATTCAAACAAATGATTAGCGAATAGTATATGGTCACTGTTTTCGATTAACTCATCGTCTATAATATTGTCGCTTATCCTTTGATTCTTAAAGTTCTGATAATAAAACTTTGAATTTTTAGAACGAAATTGATTTAATCCTATACGAACAATAAAGAATTTTAAACATTTTCTTTCGTGCATATCAATTATTTTTTCTTGATTGTACTCGCATATAGTCAAAAATACATCTTGACGAAGTTCTTCCCACCATTCACCAGCGATGTTCTTAAAGAATGTTATTATATCTTTTTGAGTATAATAATTACTTATAACCCTATTATAATTCATTGTGCATATAATTATCTATTATTGCTATTGAGTTCGTTACACCTACTCCAAATGAAGCGTAAGCACCCTCTCTATTTAGGTAGTCAAGATAATTCTTTTGTTTAGTTAAATGTTCATTAGTTTTCAACATACCATTTAGCTTAAAAGGTGATTCTACCTTTAGCTCTAAAACTAGCATTGAGTACTTACCGTTATTGTGAAAAATAAATAAATCGGGTGTCCCTTGTCCTGCTTGACCTAGCTTCTTTGCTTTACGTGCTAAGTAAATCGGAAGCCTTGCACCTGAAAGATAATTTGCCATAAATCGGACTTGTGGGTATTGCATCTTTAAATAATTTATTACGCTTAACTGAATTAAATCTTCTTTGTTTTGCATTTATTTCTTTTTAAATTGTTCAAGACAATCATTAAATGAATATAATCCTTCTTTACCTTCAAAATAAGCTACTTCTAAATCTTTCTCACTATACATTCTTTCACCTTGATATTTAGCACCTGCAATAAAATGGTCATCAATATCTAAAAATGAACTATCAAAATTAAATCTTGCATATCTTTCAGCAGCTTCTTTAAGTGTTTCTTGCGTGAGCCCATTAAGCCTATTATGAGCCATTTGTTCTTCTTTGTTTTTCATAACTATTTGTTTAACAATTCATTCCAATTATTATTCATTTCTTCTTCAAAATCTCTTTCAAATAATTCTGTATCTACCATATTACGTTCCATAGTTCCCATTGCTTTACGATGCGCATTAATTAGCTTTTCAAACTTATGCTGTAACTTTCCTGCATCTTCATTATTCAATACTGATAATTCATGTACTGCAACTTCTAAATTCTTAATCGACATTTTAGAATGCAAGTAAGATAATATTAATGAGTTTTCGAGTGGTGTCATATATTTGAATTTAATTTAATCACTTCCTTTTCTAAATCGTTTACATATAAAAGCAAAGTTCCTATTTGCATTCGCATTGTTTCTAATTCAATCGCTGCGAGTTCGTACTTTGCAAACATCTTGCTATATTCATTCATTGCCTGCTCGACATAAATCTGAGCTTCGTTAATCTCGTTATCAAAACCTTTTAAATCAGTTAAGGCTCGATTAATAATTTGCAAGTCTAAAGCTACTTTTAAAAGGCTTAGTCTTTCGTCATCGAAGAACTTGTAAGCGTTTAGCTTGTTTTGTAAGTCGTTTATTAATTCTTTGTAGTTCATAATTGTTTTAGTTCTTTTTTAACTTCTTGCAATTCTTTATTTAATAACTCAATTATTTTTTCTTGAGTATCAATAGTATTTGCCATTATTTTTATTTGCAATTCGTATATTTCTATTTGTGTCATGTCGTTTATCTTAAAAATCAAAGTCTTTACCAAATGTACTATTTAAAACGGATATATTGCCCGGTTCTTTATTTAATTTTTCTTTAGCTTCGTATTCAAGACCAAAGTAAATCACGCCATCGATTTCTTCATAAAACCGATTTTTCTTCCAATCCCAAAATAGTTTACACATTCCTAGCTTTGCCGAACCTTTTGGCTTTGCCTTTGCAATTATTACGTGTGTTTCATTTTCTTTATAAGGTTGCCCATCTTTATCATTAAACCCAAATGGAGGTCGCCACAAGATTATAAAAGCCATTGCCTTACGAAAGAACGATTGCCCCCCAGCGGATTGTCTAGGATGTGGGGGTGGATAATAAGTCACACCGTTTTCCGTGATAGGTTGCTGGTCTTGTGGATGCATACAAATAAAGATATGCTTTTCTTCTTTCTTTGCGTAGCGTCTAAGCTTCCCGACTGCATCTTCGATATATAAGTCTTGACGGCTACCAAACTCTGCCATATTATGTTTAATTTCGTTGTAAGGGTCAAACAAAATATTGTCAATCTTGATACGATTTTCAGCTTCTAAGATTTTAACTTGACCTATTATATCGTCAAAGCTAAAGGAATTTTCGTCGTTATCTACGATATAAAACTTATCACTTAAAAAAGCAATTGCGTTGTAGATTTCTGATTCGCTACAAGCATTCACGTCACTTGCAAAGAATGGTTTTCTAACGTATTTAGATATAAGCTCTTTTGCTAAGTCTTTATAATCTCCTGTTTCTGGACTAAATATTACGTGCTTTTCGTTGTGCTTAATTGAAAGGTTTAAAAGTATTTCGAGATTAAATTCTGTTTTACCTGAGTGTGGTGAAGCTAGTATAAAAGTCATTGACCCTTTTTTCTTTGTGTAAAGAGCGTCTAAAGATTTAAATCCTACGTACTGCCCTCGTTGTATTCCCGACTTGTGAAAGTCTAGAATTTCGTTTTCAAATTGAATTAAGTTTTTTATCATTGTCGTTTGTCGTTTGTCAAATGTAACTAATTAACCGGTATATTAAAACTTAAAGTATTATTTGTATTTATTTTATTTTCATCACGAAACCACACGCCCCTCATTTTTTGTTTCCAATTTAAAACCTTCTTACCATTACTGTCGACCCACCCAGATTCATTGTAATATTTATAAGCGTTCTTTGCTGCATCAGCCTTAAATCCATTCTCAAGAAAGTACTTAATCACTTCATCAATATCTGGCATATATATATTTACTTTACTTTTCTTTACTTTAGGAGTGTTACACGCGCGTTCTGAATACGTTACATTTTCTGTAAGTACTTGTTTTTCACGCCATTGTGAAATTCTTTTAGCGTTTTTTTCTTTTTTTATCTGGTACTTTTCACTAAAGTTTAGCAATTGTTTGTTGAAAGTTTCACCATTGTTTGATGAAATCAAGTCTATTTCTTCCATAAAATCCCAGCACTTTTCAAGTCTTTTACCTACTTTACATTGGTGTTTTAGCACGTTTGTTTTGATAGGCTTTTCTTGACGTGCCATTTTTTCAATCAAAGTATAGAACAAACCAAGACCTTCATATCCAAAGTTTATAAATAGTTCGGAGATTTTTTCATCTTCAAAACTTGCGGTATCGTGTAGGAAGTATTTCATTTTAATAGTCGATTTTTTGAATTACAAATCTACTTAATTTTACTTGAGGTTTTCTTGTTGCGTTTAGCGTTTCTTTATTCAAGCTATAAAGATAAAACTTGACCGCTCCTTTAGTTTTGCTTAATATATCCGCGTAATAACTTACCGAGAAATCATTTGATAAGTTAGCTTTTATAAAGTCTTTGTCATCTTCAGATAAGATACCTTTTGAAATAGGTCTGTCGCGCGTTACGGTGCGCTGTACGCCGTTAATAATATCGAGCATGAAGTCATGCCTATATTTCATTCTTTTATCGGTACGAAGGCTGTAAAAGACTTTGTCAATTTGATAAATTATAGAGCTGTGATTTTGTAGTTTAAATTCTTTTGCGATTTGCACCATTGTCATTTTGTAATTGTTGTACAAAAAGTATGAAACAAGTTGCCTTGCTTTTGTAACTTCGCCAATACGTCTGTTAGTTGTCGTTAATAATTGATAAATATCGTTTGAACTAAGCTTCTTAGATTCGTAAAGTTCGGAAGCGTAATAGCATAATTTTAAAGTGTCTTGATTCATGTCGGTTGTATAAAAAAGGGAGGTTTTACGCTCCCTTATTTGGTTTAAAATGCGTCCTCTGTGTTTACAGGCTTTAACTTTTTAGTTTTGCCTTGTTCATCATTTGCAATTTCTTCCTGCTTTGGCGTAAAAGTGTCAATTGCTTCTTTTACTAAAACGCTTTCTTCTAATTTAAGTGCGCCAACTGATTGAGCTTTTAATGCTACCTGAACAAGTATGTTCAATGCTTCGTTTTCTGTCATGGTTTAAAATGGTAAATCTGTTTTTGATTCTGTTAATTGTGTTTCCGTAGGTGCTACGTAATCATTTACGTAGATATTAAAATCTGGTTGCTTCTCTTCTTTCTTGTAGCCATTTGCCCACATAGAATAGCGTGTCCCATTAATTGCAAAGTTAATCACTTCGCCTTTTGCAGTCTGTCGCTTCCATGCGCCAAAGCTTACTTTTTTTTCGTCTGTCATAGTTTTTAAAGTTATATAATTTATTTGTTAAATTCAAGTTTTTTATTATTTATTAAATCTTTAAAGGTTGTGTTCGTGTGAAACATCGGATAAGATGCCCAAATTGCTTTTAAACTATTTACGTTATCGCAAACATTTGTTTCTGCAATCGCTATGTTAAGCAAGTTACTTAATTGAACGGCTTCACCAGCTGAAATCTTTACAGGCTCTTTATCTTGCGTATTGGTAGCATCACTATCTTTAGTGTCGTCGATTGCAAACATTCCATTTAAGGCATATTTACGTGCGTAACTAGAACACGCCCCAGTCACTTGCGAAGCATCCATCCCTTTTTTGTTTTCCTCTTCACGTGCAAATCCATCGACTGAATATTTGTCTGTTCCGTCTGTGATATTTACCGAAGCTTTAATATAATACCTATCACCTATGTTTACAAGTTCGTCTGTGATTGATAAGAACAAACCATGCTTTAATAGATGCGGTTTAACTGCTTCAAGTATATCTTCGCATGAGCGGTATTTATATTTACCGAAGTTATTAGTTTGTCCTTTAGGTGCTTTCAATTCGCTTTGAATTGTTACAAGCTTTTTAATTAGTTTTTCCATTTCTTATAAAATTACAAATTCTTTATTCTCAAAATACCATTCTTCAGGTTCGTTAAACTCATTGGTAAATTCAATAAGCGAAAATTTAAACCATCGCTTTAAAATGATACCTGTTTTGCCTGTCGTTTGCGCGTCAATTCCTTGCGGATTAGTTAATAATTTTACTACTTTGTTATCCATGATATTAATTTTTTAAAAGTTGTTTGTTTGTTTTGATTTGATTTAAAGATTATTTGTTCTTCATAAAGCCTAATATAATTAAGCTTTGATTTTTCGAGTGGTGTTAATTCCATTTTATTGTTTTATTCTAAAATTGATTTATGCCATAATCGTTTGGTTGTCCTTTCAAATATAGACTTTTCGGTGTATTCATTGTGAAATTCACAAA